TTTTCTTGCTGCTTCTTCTGCTGCTTTTCTCGCAGCTTCTGCTTCAAGCTTTTTCTTATCAGCTAGTTCTTGTTCTTTTTTAACGCTTTTTTGTTTTTCATCTAAAGCAGCTGATGCAGCTTTTGTATCAAGTCCTAGTTTGCTAAGCCACGGTTCAAATTTACCAAGAATGCTTTTTCCAAAATCTATAGCATAATTTTCTAAGTATAGTAATACTTGTTTTGGAAATTCAAGAATAGACATCACTGCATCCTTTGCAGCAATAACAAATAACTCGAAGTAGTATGGAAGTTTTTCTGTAAAGAAGATCTTTACTTCATCAAATATCTGCGGAAGTGTTTCAGTGAAGAAAGGAAAAACCTTTTCTTTGAATGTATCAACTAGAGTGCCTCCAAACTCAATTAAAGAAAGAACTCCATCTTTAATAGTTTGGTAAAGTGGATATGCTACAGTAAGTAAAAATGCTGCTCCAAATTTAATGAGTGATTTAAACTTACCAAATAACGAGGATAAGCCTTCTGTACTCTTATCAACACCTTCTTTTTCAGCTCCAACAGCAACGGCTTGAGCTTCTGGTTTTTCTCCAGTTGGTTGAACTAATATGCCAAATAATTTTTCAAATGATTCATTAATACTACTAACAACTTCGAATATTGGATCAGCACCACCACCTCCCGTAACTCCTACTGCAGTAGCTGGTGCTTTATCTTTTACAGGTACAGCTTGCTTTCCACGAAAGTCTGCTATAATCCCATCTATCAGTTCATTACTAACGAATTTATTGTCTTTTACAAATCCAGTTCCACGAGGTGTAATGCCTTGAGCAGCAAGAAACTCTATTTCTTCTTTTGTCAGACGACGAGAAACCTCAGTGATTCTTTTCTTAAGTGCTTCTCCAACTATTCCTAGATTTTCCATATTATGCTGTTAAAGCTGAAGCGTTGTGATACCATAGATCTGCAATAGTCCCTAAAGATGGGAATACGTCAGGAACGTTTGCGATTGGATTGACTGGATCTGCATTTGCTTTTGGCTTATTCATATTCTTTGCTACTTGTCCTGCAGATACAGCTTCAGGTGGCAATTCAAAATCAGGTGCAGTTGCAGCCATCGACGCCATTGCTACAGCGTTTCCTGTTCCACCTGCTTGTCCTAATGCAGCGGCTTCTCCTCCACCAACTCCACCTGGCATTCCAGCTCCAGTACTACCATCACCACTCATTCCACCATACGCGCCAACTGCTTCAGCAGTTCCTCCACCAACTCCTCCTGCAGCGCCAGGAGTTGCATCAGCTGGAGATCCTATTCCACCTAATCCACCTCCACCGCCTGATGCAGCACCACCAATCCCGCCCATTGCGCCACCACCACCTGCGGCAGCACCACCTATTCCTCCTGCTCCACCTCCATATGCACCAGCAGCACCACCTACTCCACCAGCTGCAGATTCAGCAGCGGCTTTTGCTGTAGCACTCATTGCTTTCTCCATTCCAGGAGCAGCACCTGGAATTTCAACAGCAACACCTGCTGATTCTTTTTCTGCATCTGCCTTTTCTTTTGCTGAAGCTTCTGCTTGATATGCTTTATTAGCCTTTTCTTTTTCTAATGCTATAGCCTTAGCTTGTTCTTCTGGCGATGCTGCTTTCTTTTCAGATTCTGCTTCACTCTTTTGTAATTTTTGTCCGAAGTCTTTAATACTGGTTCTTATTCCTTCAGGTAAGAGTAATTTAGCAGCTGAACTATCTGCTAAATTTACAATCATATCACCAATATTTTTCTTTAAATTACCAAGAATATCATTGACAGATTTAAGAATAGAATCCATCTTACCTTTAAGAAAATCGACTCCAGAGAAGAATACTTCTGGAAGAGTATTCATAAAGAAGTCTGGAACTGTTTCAACAAAGAACTGTGGAATATCTTCTGTAAATAACTTCATGAACTTTTCGCTCAAGAAATCAAATACTTTCATTCCCATATCGATTAACCATTGAACTGCTGACTTAATGGTTTCATATAAAGGCATTGCAATTTGAGATATAGCTAAAACTAAACCACCAATAATTTTAACCCATTTAAATTTTCCAGTTTTTGAATCTGCTTCTCCGCCTGCTGGTTGTGCACCTGCACCTGGAGTCTGTGCTTCACTTGCTGCCTCTTCAGCTGCCGCTTCCTCTTTCTGTTTTTGTAGACCAAGAGCTTCTACCATTCTTTCTAGATTTTGGTCAATGCTCTGTAAAACAGAAAGAGTTTGCTTAGATATGCTTAGTCCAGATGCACCGCCTCGTGCAACAGATGTAGCATCAGCATTTTGCGCTGATGATTTTTCTTTTCCAAAAATGATATCCTGAGCACCGCCTACTAATCTACCAACTGTAGTACCAGCAAATGCGTCAGCTCTACCTTCTTTTGTAGCAAGAGAGGATATGGCACCGTAGGCGCGACCAGCACCAGTTCGCTCAGCTGACCCGGCCGCGGCACTTCCTAATCTACCTAGTATTCCGCCTATCATTGTTTGTATGCGTTCCTTCTGCGTTCTTCTTCTTGTTTTAGATAATCAAGGAGCATCTCAACATAGATATCCCTCTCGAATGGATAAAGATTTTCTATCTCTCCGATTGAATATTTATGGTGCTGAGCCAACGAGAACATTAGAGTATAATAGTTCTTTAAGTTAGTATGACTCAGCCCAACATAAAAAAATCTTTTACTGACTCCAGTTTGATTGTTCTATCGTTACCTAGTTCATTCTTGTAATGTAACTCATGATACAACTTTGGCATGGTGTCAAAGAACTTTTGAATCTTTTCAAATGAATTATGATCTAAGCTATCGATAAATTCATTCAACTCTTCTTCAGTAGCCTCAACTGCAGGATATACCTTTTCTTTATCATAGATTGAATCGATACAGTACATCACAACTTTAGTAAATAATTCATCAGCAGACTTTACATCAGTCATAGCATTTGCCATACTAACGTCTGGGTATCTCATGATGATACCAACTTCATCATTTACTTGAATCTTATTTGAATGCTCAGGATCTATTTTGATCTCGACGTCATCTAGATTAACTTCAAAGTCATAGATCTTTTCATCTTCACGATCTCTAAATCTTAATTTAACAATGTTGTTGATCGATTTTGCTCTGAGCTTAAGAAAGATATACTCAAGATCAAATGTTGTAAGACGATCAACATCGATAAAATCATGGCAGCAGTTTGTAATTACCTGCTTAAGTGCCATGATTGTATCTGATTCTCCACCTTCCTGCGCTAATAAAAGAATCTTTTCTTCTTTTACTAGAAATGGTCTAAACTTCTTTATCTCTTGCGTCGAAGGAATAACAAAGCTCAATATTGGTGCTGAAATTTTTGGTAATGCCATTATAATCTCCAGTTAATAATTAAAATCCTGCTCTTAAAATCTTAAAATATTTGCGTTATTAAGTACTCCAATTGCATCTCCAACACTGTTTGGGCTTCTCATAGAAGAAACAGTTTGAACAGCTGTACCAACTTTTAAAATCTTCTGTAGTAAAGTTAGATTGTTACTTACTCCAGGTTTTAATGATGTTCTGTCCATAGAATTAGTAATCCAATCTCTGTACGAGAATGTAATTGGGATTCTCATGATTGTGTCATTATCACCCCATCCCATTGCAATATCGCCTAAGAACATTGGGAATACATCGTTTATTTTGTATGTGATGATTTTATCTGCTGCTTCACTATATACAGTGATCTCCATTGAAGCTGCATATTGGTCTTTATAACCGACTTCATATGGTTCTGCTTGACTGAAACCTGTTACACCATTTCTTGATGAATCGAAGTTAACAATAAACTTCATCCAATTATGGAACATCTTTAGAATTTCACCATTGCCATCTGCTAAGAAGCTAATACTTAAATCAGTAAATGTAGCTCCATACGCCATCTTTTCTGTAACGCCTGTTCCATAACGACGAATGCTATCATCAGTCATTAAAGATATTCCTGGAAGATTTGTTGATTCTGTGAACATCATCAAAGTTCTGGGTGTTATCTTCATCAATTGAGTTTGTGTTGAAAAAAACTCTGTAGGAAATGTAATTGAAACTAGAAATAAATTTGTTCTTAGTAGACCAGTACTACCGACAACCTGAGATCGAAAGCGTGATACATCAAAGCCTTCTGAAGCACGAGGAAGTCTATTGGTGTTTAACCCAATAAAATTACCAAGTTTGGTTGTAAAAGTATCTAAGATTGACATGTTTATCTTCCCTGAATTATTTTATTACTTTCTGCAAATACATCTAACTTATTAGCTTTTGCAAATTTCTCTGTTGGTAAAAATAAAGCCATAGTCCATTTTGAAGGATCGACATAAAGAAACTGAGATGTCACGTGGCTATTCAAATAGCGTTTGACACATGGTTTAAAATACCTGTACTTTGAAGAAGCATTTAATAGTTCATATGAAAGCTTCAATTTAGTTGTGTCATCAAACGCCTTGTTATTTGTAATATCAAAAAACGCATCCATTAATCTAGCACGAAGCATTGGAAAAATATAATGCAGATTTAATCCATAAAATCCATCAGGAGCCATCTTGAAAGGAAATATTAAAGGAAACCTATCATAATATGGAAGCGTATCTTTATGCTTAGGATCATAGAAGAACATATACATTCTTCCAATACTTCTATTTGTTAATCTACTAACAAGATTTTCACTTTCCTCTCGCATTAAACGAGATTGATTAACGTTTCGAGTGTTCGTGGCTTGAGTTCTAAACCAGTTGATCGAATCTCTACTGGTAGTTTGAATATCAGCAGCACTTGCTTTATCTAATAAACTTTTAAATACTGGCATTAGAATTTAATCCCCAATTCTTTTTCTGTCATAAGCATAAACTTCCATTGTCTATCATCACAATAATCTTTTGCTGCTTTCCATTTAGCTTGATTTACTACCCATGTTGATACTTCGGTAATATACTTTCTAGTTGGCTTTTTAGTCTTCGTTTCTTGTATTACTGGCTGCTTAACCTGAGACGCTGGCTTAACTTCAATTAAAACCTTCTCAACTGTCCCATCTGTATTTTTCTTTTTCACATAAAAGTCAGGAAAATAACGATGAAGTTTTCCATCAATTGGAGATCTATAAGGAATAATAATCTCTTCGCTTGACCATTCTAGAACGTCTGGATGGTTGTCTAAATGCATCATTAACTTTAGTTCCCACCCACTTCTATACACGATATTCGAAGGATCTCCTCTGTATTTTCCCAAGTTTTTTGGTTGAAAAATCCCTTTATATGCCATAGATGATAATAAATAATTAAGTTATAATCTATTTATTGTGTCCAGAGAGGCCAATAAATACAATATTGCAATACATATTTATAGAGGCATTCAATGGACTTCGGCCAGTACGCCAATCAGAACAAACAACAATCATTCAATAGCGCGCCATTAGATAGAGCTCTGAAGGAGAACACTGCCGGACTAATGGGTGGTGCAGCAGGAGGAGTAAGTGGAATGGCCTTGGGTTTAGCACAAAACGTTAAAAGTAATGGGTTAAGTGCAGGCGCTATTTCATCTGTTTCAGCAACGGGTTTAGATGCATCAGTTGGTTCTATGAGTGGAGATATGACTGGACTTGTACAAAGCGTCGTACAAAGAGCATCTCCAGCAGATTTAATCAGTAAGAGAACATCTGATAAGGGCGCAGGCGAGAAGTTTGCAACTTCCCATACTCCTCAGCGTAAGATGGAAGCTAGCAGAGTTAAGGGTCCAGTTAACTTATCATATCCACCAGATATGAGAAAATATTACATTAACTTTGCGCTTGGTGAATATGTAAGACCAAATCCATATAAAGAAAAAAGCGCATTCAAGCCTGACTTTCATATTGCTTTACCCATGCCGTCTAATCTATTAGATCCAACTGGTGTAAAATTAAAACCAACTGAACTCGGTGGATTGCTTGGAGCAGGTGTAGAAAATGTTGCGGCAGTTATTCAAGATATTTCTAGCGGTGGTCTTACAGAAAAAGGAAAAGGTATACAAGAAGGCCTAAAGAAAACAGCAAATCAAACCGCTGGAGCAGCATATGCATTAGCATATGAAACTGCGTCGATGGTACCAGGACTTGATGATATAGCTGGAACCGCAGGCCAATTGTTAGGTGCAATTCCAAACCCACATGTGACAGTATTTTTCCAAGGTGTTGATCTAAGAACTCATTCATTTACATGGAGATTTGCACCTAAGAGCGCTAATGAATCTGCAACTGTTCAACAGATTATCAAAGAATTTAAAAAGAGAATGCTTCCAAATTACAAATGGGGAGCAGCAAATGTTCTTGGATATCCTAACATGGTTCAGATTACTCTAGAGCCAGGTATGAGTGCACAATTATATAAGTTTAAACCATGCATGATATCAGCGGTTAACGTTAACTATTCACCAAATGGAATTCCTTCATTCTTTGCTGGAACAAAGTATCCGACTATGATTGAGTTTCAAGTTAATTTCCAAGAGTTAGAGATCTTTACTAGTCAAGATTATGGCGGCAAGAACGGCGATCTTGCCGGAGATACTGCAAAGGCGGTTTCAAGTGCAACAAGTCGACTTGTTGGTTCACCAAGCGCAGGCACATCAAAACCAGTAACAGATACTCAATTCGATGCATTAGGCAATCCAACTGGAT